CGTTCGGGTTCAGCGCCGCCGTCAATCCCACCATTCACACGTCGGCCGCGCCCGTACCGAAGGGCGCCGAGTACCGCATTCTCGCCGCGGACGGCGACGTGCGGTCGGTGGTCTACCTCAAGTCGGTCGCCGTTTCGGCCACGGGCACTGGGCAAACCGTCTGCGGCTTGGGGGCCTTCGACCTCCATAGCGCGCAGCTGCGGCTCGTCGGCACGCCCGCGGGCACCAACCCGGTCTTCACCTTCACCTGGCAGCACAGCATCGACGGTGGCACGACCTGGAACACAGTCGACACCTTCACCGCGATCAACGCCACCGTGACGCCCGCCGCGCAGCTCAAGACCGTCTCGGACGTGAAGAACGCAAGTACGGCCGTCGCGTACGGCGACTGCATGCGGATCAGCTACGTGGTCTCCGGCACGAACCCATCGGCGACCTTCGAGGTCGTCGGCTACTCGCAGGACTAAGCCGATGCAGGACGCGTTCGCCGGTCGGGACAAGGTCGTCATGGGGCGCATCTACGGCGTGCCTGGTGGCGATCCCCTGACCGGCAGCGTGTCCGGCGTTCGGATCGTGAGAGGGAACCAGCAGATGAGTGGACCAATCGCCGACCGCACAGGCGTGTACACGCTGGACGGCGGCCGCTTCCGGATCCTCAAGGGCGACCCGCTTCCGGAGGGCGCCGTGATGGAGCCAACCGAGGACGAGATCGCGGCGGCCGAGGTGGCAGCCGCCGAGGCGAAGAAGGCCGAGGAAGCCGCGGCAAAGAAGG